CTCAAAAAACAGACGATGCATTATTGAAGAGGCTTGAAGCACTTGAACAGGCTTACGAAAAAGAAAAGAAATTAAATATGATTAACTCTTTGCGTAACGAAGTCAAGTCGAAGGCCGACGCTCTTAAGGTGACTCGTAAATCTTTGTGGGAGGATATAGTATCTACTATTGACATACCTGAAGATGCAACTGTAGAATCACTTTTAGAGACAGTAAAACCTACTTATGAGGCAAAACTAAGGTCTTACTTGGGAGATGGAGCAGTACCTTATCAAGGTAATCCGAATCCGCCAAAAAATGACGGAGGTAAGTTAGATGAGTTCTTTGCCAAGAAGTTGGGGCAGGCCAATGTGCCAAAAAAAGAATAATAACATTAAAAAATTAGATTTATGAGTGATTATGGACGAATTGTAAAAGAGTATGGCTCTGGGAAGAACATCTGGGTAGATGTTCCGAAGGTCTATCCCGTTGGGGGTAAAATTAATACCTCCGGTATGACTCCTGGAGACGTAATTCCTGCCGGTTCTATCTGTGCTTTGAACACAGCCGCAGGTACTATTGATGTTTACTCTACTATATCAAGCGATGCAGTAGCAGAGGTTGACACGCTTACTATTACGCACGCAGCCACAGCCAACGGCAATGTTACGATTTCACTTGACGGTGGGGCTGTTTCTGTTTCTGTTGCTGTTTCTACTGGTGATGATGAACCAACCATTGCCGGTAAAATAGCAGCTAAAACTTATACGGGGTGGAAAGCTGTGGCTGTTGGGGCAGTGGTAACATTTACCGCTGACGTAAAAGGGGCTAAGACTGCACCTACATTTTCAGGAGGATCTACTGGTGTTACTGGATCATTTGTGGTTACCGTATCGGGTAAAGACGTCGTATATACTGACTTTAGCGCCATAAACGTTAACGGATTATTGTACAACGATGTAATCGTAAATGAATACACAACCGGTACGGTAGTTTATGAGGGTATGGTATTCGAGGATATGCTTGAAGCACCTATTCCGGAGTCGGCTAAGGCTAAGATGCCACAGATTACTTATTTTAAACACGCTTAAAAAGGAGGATAGACGATGAGAACTAATGTAAAATCATATTATGACTTACTTGACTTCGGTTTAGGCGGTGCGAGCTTTCAGCAATTTGTTGACAGATTTAAACAGAAGTATAATGCACCTCAAACTGACGGCTTTCCGTGGGATGATGAAATTCAGTTGGATTTCACCTACGAACAGTTAGAGGCAGACTTGGGTGTTGCAACGTTACCTGTTTATACAGATATTGATTCTCCTGGTCTTTACAAGAGCTTTGAATCTTTCAAGATTGGTTCTAATAAGATACCGCCCCAGAAACATGGATTTGCATTGAATCAAAAGATTCTTCGTGAAAAAATGATTTTGGCACAGAAATATGGAGAAGCTGCATTAACAAACGAAACTCGTGATGCACTGCTTAGTCTTCAATTTGATTCTGTAGATAAATTACTCGCAGGTAACTACAATGGACTTACACATCAGAGAATGCGTATAGTATCAACTGGTCAGTTTACAATTGACGCAACGAACAATCCACAGGGCATTAAGGGAATAACCTTTGACTTTGGAGTTCCTGGTGGAAACAAGGAAACGCTGTCTGGAGCTGCCCGTTGGTGGACTGACGCAGAACACACTACGGAAGGAGCAACAGCAGACCCGATTAAATATCTGAAAGACAAATACAAATGGGCTAAGAAGAACGGCTATCCTATGGGTCATTTTGAAATGTCTCAAGACTTGTTCGATGACATGTTGGGACATAGCAAGGTTCTTACCCGTATCGGACAGATGATGTTCCCGAACGCAGGTTCAGATGCTTTGAGCTATGCACAAAACTTGTCTGACGATGCAATTGCAGCCGCCATCACTCGCTTGGTAGGGTGTCCTATCATACCGAGAGATTCTAAGGCAATGGTTGACAAGTACGATCCTGCAACAAGGTCTCTCAAAAAAGACTGGGTTGAAAACTTCAACCTTCTCAATGTTGCATACGTACCTGACGGACAGCTTGGGACTATCAAGACTGCACAACACGTACTAACGGGTGATCCTACTGTACGTACCGCATTCTTCGATGGAGGCAGAACACTTATCACGCAACGTTTCGAATCTCAAACTAAAAGCGTTTACGTTGAGAGCGAAATCTATGCGCTTTGTGTTCCTCAAGTGGCGAGATATATGTGTGTTTACACCGTAACCGCATAGACATGGCAACTACTCAATATACTACCAGCACTATCCCCGTAGAAGCATATCTGCGGGGGTGTGTTGGTTATACTGTATCGGATGAGGCGCTAATATCAATCTTCGTTAAAAGAGGCGTAGAAGTCGGAACACCGGCTATGTCGCTACCTTTAAGAACACTTGAATTGTGTAAAGCCGACCTGTATATCTATTGCGCTACCTTACCCAGTACTACCTCGACAGTAGAGGATGCCGACGCAGGATGGAGGCATAAAGAAGGCGGCACACAAAAGGGTGCTTCTGATAACGTAAGATTGATACAGATGGCGAATGAGATTTACAGTAAGTATGGAGAGGTTACTTATAAATCTACGATTAAGTTGAAACCCTTTGGAATGAAGTTTCATGTATAATCCTCGCTTCCCACATACGTGCAAAATCTATCGGATGACCGAGCCCACACCATTTAGTGAGGGTATAGAAGAGGTCGTGTATGAGGGAGAGTGTAGAAAATACACTAATACTTCACGATTCAATGAAGTTATCGTTTCAAAATACGGACTATCGATACCCGGTACGTTACCGGTTAAGGTTGGAGACCTTTTGACTGTTACTGACGTTACAGGTACATTTGATGGTTCGGTTGTTGAGGTAAGTGCAGGTAATTTAGGCACTACGGTGTTCTTTAACATTACAGGACAATGAGTAACGCAAAGGCATTAGAAGAAGGTCTTAAAAAAGCACGAGAGATTGCATTTGAGCATGTTAAACAATGCTTGATGGATGCTTGTGACGACCTTGTTGATCACGCCATACATGCAAAATACGGATGGCAAAACTTCACGGGTAACACCATCACGAGTTATGCCATAGGCTTGTTTATAGACGGCAAATTCGTCTATTACTATTCTAACAACGGAATAAAGCCGCCGGTTAGGGTAAAGCTGAAAAAAGGCGAGACCGTCTTTCTAAATCCTGATTACGATGGTAGATCACGCTCATTTACAGGGATTATCGATACCGATGCCGGATATGGTGAGCCATTCTCTTTCGAGTTTTTAAAATCATATAAATCGCATACGAAAGGTATTGAGCTTGTGATGTGTACGGGTACAGAGTATTCGAACTACATTGAAACAGTAAGAAACGGTAACGTCCTTACTGAAACATTTAAAAATGCTCAATCTATTCTAAGTGCGAATTTTAAACCGATGAATTAATGGCAAAGGAGTTTCCAAGAAAAGATATCTTACTATCGTTATACACGACATTATCGAGTATAAGTAAGGTGTATGTATCCAGCAGACCATCGGCGACACCGGACGCAGAAAAGGACTTCATAGTTATCGATATACCTGGTACGATGAGAGATCAGAACGCATATCAAGAAGCATCTTTACGTATAGACCTTTTTAAGAAAGACTTTACAGGGAATATAGAAGATGTGAATGGTTTGCATGCGCTCTATCAATCAGTTATAGCGTTGTTCCCCATCGTAACGGATAAATTTACCGCTATCTCACCACGCCTTGTTGCGGGTGGAAGCGACGACAAAGGATTTCACTACTTAATGATTTATGCAAATATATTAACAAATTAAAAAATTACAATTATGGCTATTACACCTTCTACATCACTCAAAGACCTACAATCGGTTTTTGATAAAGTTAAAAGAATTTATTACAGCGAATCATCAATCGAAAGCTTTGCTACTGCTCCTACGATTAAATTTGAATTACCCGTTATCGAGGATAGTTTCAATTTCAATGCCGGGGCAGCAAGCATTTCGTACATAAAGCTGACTACAGGACAAAAATGGGCAAGTTATGTTACCGCTGGAGACCCTGATATCACCATGCAAGTTGCTTCAGTCGATGAAGAAATTTCTGGCTTGTTTATGGAAAAAGTTGGAGAAGCGACAACTACGTCCACGCTTACAGGTACATCGCTCACAGGACAAGGGTATTCAACCGAAATAAAGAAGGTTACAGGTGCTCTTATTCTAGCATCTGAAGACGGAACAAAATTGATTGTACTTCCTAACGTGGAAATGATTGCCAATCCCGTTATCGAATCGGGTACGCCGGCTTACTTTAACGTGCAAATTATGCCGAAACCCAATACCGCCGGAGCGGATATCATTATATTGAATCCGACACCGCCAGGAGGATAATCGTTTCTTTTTATTAACTTTAGAAGGGTGGTGGTAAAAGTCCACTGCCCTTTTTTAAAAAGATTATTTATGATTAAACAACCAGACATAGAGGCTCAAAAAGAGCTCAATTCGATAATAGAAGACATCCCTGATATTGTTTACATAAGAGACAAGAAGTACAAGATAAAGTGGCTTCACAAGGGCACGATAAGAAAGATAACACAAATTGCCTTAAAAGAGGGTAACGACGATAAAGCCAGTTATCAAACAGCGGCATGTATTATTCTTAACAGCTTCTTAAAGATAAAGCTTTTTTATCCTATCCTTTGGCGGTGGTTCTATTATGTAAAACAATACACCGAAGCGGATTTAACGCAGGTGCTGGCAGTAGGTAAAAAAAAAATACCGCTGCAGGCATACTTCGTAAATACCATATTGATGACAGATATGAGGGATACGATGATGATGATGACGAAAAAAGAAGTGTATACTATCCGTCAAGGACAGAGTACGGCGCAAGCTGGGAGTTCACCAAAGACCACAGCTGGATGATGCAGCCAAAAAGAGTTTTATTATGGAACGTGCCTATGTACGATTATTATTGGACTTTAACTTCAGCACAGCTTGACCTAATCGTAAGTGACAAGCCTGTTTCATACATAAAACCTGAAAAGAAAAAATTCGCAAAGCCATCTGCGGATAAAATAAATGAGGCAATAGAAAGATACAAACAAAGAAAAAAACAATAACATGGCATCACTTGGAAATCTTGATTTTAACATAAAGTTCTTATTCGACGAAAAAGAATTAGAGGAGATAAAAAGAAAAGCCTTAGAAGAACTAAAAGATATAGAGATAAAACTGAATATCTCCGGCACAACATCTATGGATGAGGTAAAGGCAGAGATAAACAGAATCTTATCGGAGAGAAAAGAACTTAACATCGGAGTAAACAAAGAGGCATTGGAGAGTGAAGTTAAAGAAGGATTATCCGGTGGTGGAGCTGAAGATGTTAAAGTTGAGTTAAAAGCCTATGAAGACTTACAGGATGCTATAGAAAATGTAGTAGGTACACGAGAACGTAATATAGAGACGCTCATAAGATTAAAAGCAGAATTATCCGGTGTTCAAGAAGACATCAAGATACTTAACAAGCTTTCAGAGCGAAGAGAAGGATTATCTGCGGCAGAGACAGAGAAACTAAATAAACGCATTAACCGGGAGTTTGAACTAAAAGAAGCCATAGCGGAGAGAATACGTATAATAAAATCGGACATAAGGGAGGCAAGGGCGAATGCGGAGACGATGGAGAAAATGTCGGCTACGTTGACTCGATTGAAAATGGCTTATAAGAAGCTCGATGAAGAAGAAAGACGTTCACCATTCGGCAGACAAATGCAACAAGAAATAAAAAAATTAGATTCTACTTTAAAAAGTTTGGATGCAGATATAGGCAATTTTCAAAGAAATGTTGGCAATTATGCTTCTGCATTCGATGCTTTCAAATTAAGCAGCGGCTCTATCGACGAGATGACGGAGGCGTTAAACAGAATGAAAGCCGCTTATAGGTCTATGAGCGAGGAGGAAAGGCAATCTCCGATAGGTGTAAGGATGCGACAAGACATACAGCTTGCCGATGCGGAGTTAAAGAAGCTCGAAAACACAATGAAAAGCAGCGCGGGGTCTGTATCCGGGTTTAATAAGTTACAATGGGAAACAAACCAGCTATTAAGGGAATTACCAGCCATTGCATACGGGCCCAACATATTCTTCGGTGCTATCTCCAATAACTTACCGATGTTCTTAGATGGTATAAGACAAGCCAAAAAAGAATATAAAGAGTTTGTCGAGCTGCAAAAACAAGGGATAGATACCGGTAGAGTTGTTCTGCCCGTATGGAAACAATTGGTTAGAACGCTTGTCAGCTGGCAGTCGATAATGATTGTAGCAATTACACTTTTAACGAAGTTCGGTCGTCAAATAGCCGATGCGGTAGGTAATATGCTTAATTTTGGTAAGGCAACAGAACTTTCAAGAAAAGAAATAAAAGAGCTTGGTAAAGAATTCTCTAAGGCTGTAAGCGAAGATATAGCTAAATTAAATGTTTTATTTGATGCACTAAACAAAACAACATATGGAACGAAAGAATGGAACTCCGCAAGGTCAGAGATATTAAAACAACACGGAGACTTATTGAACTCCATGAGTACAGAAATATCGTCCCTTGAAAACAAAGCTGCGGCTTATAGAATACTAAGAGATGAGATTATCAAGACGAGAAAGGAAGAGGC